GTCATTTATAACATTTATAACATTTATAACAATTATATTGTCATTTAAGAAATTTTATAATATTTATATAATTATTTAATATATATTATAAAATGGTTGAAATGGGAAAATTTGTACATACACAAACAGGCAAATACATTATGTCCTTTTTGTTAGGTTTAGGTTTAGCATCTTTATTTAGAACTGTTTGTAAAGATAAAATGTGTTTAGCATTTCACGCGCCTCCTTTAGAAGATATTAAGGATAAAATATATAAATTCGGTGATAAATGTTATAAATATACACCTACTCCTACAAAATGTGATAAAAGTAAAAAAATTGTAGGTTTTGCGTAATTATTATAATCAATCATTCTTTATACTAATTATGAGTGATACATCCAATATTTTTGACTTGCCAACTGACCCGGCCGGCGGTGGAAATAATATTAAAATCAGTGCTACAGAAAATGTGCCTTCTTCGCAAAATCAGATTCAACAAGGTCACGTTACTTTAGACCAAACAACCATTAACCAAATTGTTAGTGGATTACAACAAGCAAGCGTAACAGGGGCTACACAACTGCCATCTAGAGACATTCCTCAACATACAACTAATATTACACAAGACCCTCAAATACAACCAAATTACATTCCTCCACCGCAACCTAACCAAGTTGATTATATTAATAATTCCGAACAACCTGAAGATATGATTAATAATTATAATATGAATTCTTTGAGAAACAGCTCGTTAGATGAAATGTATAATGAAATACAAACTCCTTTACTATTAGGGTCATTATTCTTCTTGTTTCAATTACCATTTTTTAAGAAAATTTTGTTTTCATATTTTCCAGTGTTGTTTTCTAGTGATGGAAATTTAAACTTAAATGGATTTATATTTAATAGTATATTGTTTGGTTTAATGTTTTATTTGTGTAACAAAATAACAATGCATTTTAACACGTTTTAGTACGCGTTTCTCAAATTTTTATAAAATATTTATTTATAAAAATTATAAGTATGATTTCTAATTATACAAAAAAATTAGTAGACAATTTACCGAAAGAATTTAAGAATAAAAAAAAACCAGTTAAACTTGATTTAGTTTTAGATGGAGGTGTTTTTAATGGTAGTTATTTATTTGGTGCCCTCTATTTTTTAAAAGAAATGGAACGCCGAAAATATATGAATGTTGAAAGAATATCTAGTTCAAGCGTAGGTTCAATTGCCGGATTATTTTATTTCATAGATTGTTTAGACTATTACCAATATTTGTATAAAATTACGATTAGTGAAATTAAAAAGACAATGAACATTAAAATGGTTAAAAATCTACATTTTTATTTAAAAGACAAAATGCCGAATGATATATGCGATAGAGTAAATGGTAAATTTTTTATTTCATATTATGATATAAAAAAAGGCAGAAAAATTGTTAAAAATCAATTTGAAAACGCGGAAGAACTTATTAATACAGTGATAAATTCTTGTTTCCTTCCGTTTTTAATTGATGGTAATTTGTTAAACAATGAAAGATATATAGATGGTTTTAACCCATATTTTTTTGAAGAGAAACCTGATAAAAAGATTTTGTATTTAGATTTGTATGGGATTGATAAAATTAAATGCTTATTTAATGTAAAAAATGAAGACAATACGAGTCATAGAATATTAAGTGGGTTACTAGACATTCACAATTTTTTTATTAAAAAATCTTCTACCTCGATGTGTAGTTTTGTTTCCGAATGGGGTTTGTATGACAACTTTAAATATATGGTTAAAATGTTGATTGAATATTTTATTGTGTTTATTGTTTATTTTATTGTGTTTTTGAGAAAATATATAAATAAAAATACGAGGAAAAATACTTTTTATAAATTATTATCTAAGTTTGGTTATAAATTATACTCATTATTGTTGAAAACATATTGTTTGTAATGATTTACTTAATTTATGATTTATCAATTGTAACTTCCTTAGCAATCTTCTTTAAAATCTTGTTATTATTCGCGTTATTATTCGAGCAAACTGCTTGTATCATTATGTGTGAATATACATCAGCCTTATTGGATTTACTACTAGCGCATTCAGGGTTCTTGGTTTTCCATTCTTTAACCATCTTACTGTTTTTATTCGCAATGTCTTCTATTGCCTTTAAAACCTTTTCATTATTTTCATTTTCTTTTTCCCATTTATCTTCATCTTTGACATACATGGTGTCTCGTTTTGAATCGCTACAATGAACTGGACGTTCAGTGACATCGAGTGCCTTTAAGTTCTTTATTATGATTTTAGATATACCCTCAACATAACCAATTTTACCTACATTTTCAAGGTCACTTAATTGAAGTTTAATTGAATCGACAAAATCTGTAATATTCATTGCGTTTTTACACGTTTCATTCAAGAAAAAGTTTAAGTTAAATGTCTTATTATGACTGTTATTATTAATTGTATTATTATTATTTGTTATATTATCTTTCTTAACAATTTCTAGAATTAAGTTTTTAAATTCCTGATTTTCTTTTATTAAATAATTTATAAGTTCTTTATCTTCAGATTGAGTTTTTGGATTTTCTTCATTGGATACAAAATTGTTATTGTTTTGTTTAATAATTTCTAAAACTATATCTTTTATTGGTTTATCTTTTTCATTATTACAAGTTTTTTTATGTTTCCATAATCCATTTCTTGACATATATTGTTTATTACAATTTTCGCATATTAGATTAATATTATTTTGCTTATTATTGCTTAATATTTGCTTATTTGTGTCTCCAACGTCACCGTTTATATGTTTTTGATGTTTACCACTCTTAAAATGCGAGTCTATATTACTTTTTCTACACGTTTCATAGTCACATATTTTACAGCAATATTTTTTGCTTAATTTTTGCTTAATATTGTCACCCAATGTTTCCATATGTTAGCTAAAGAAAAAAATTTAAATACTTTTAATTTAAAATACTTAATAATTAAAAAAATTTTATCGTAACAAATTGAAAAATTTTGAAAAAGTCACCAGAGCATAAAAATTTTTATGGTCACAATGAAGGATTTTGCCAAGACCTTTTTACTTTTTGCAAAAATGGACATTTATTTTTGTCCATTTTTTGTTTGGCCCACCGACTTTTGAAAATCATATGTTAAATTTTCAAAAATCAAGAATATACTATTTAAACTATGAATTAACTATATTTAGGTAATTTTGGATTATATTAGACTATATACAAAAAATTGATTTAAAAATATAGTATTATGTTGTATATATAACTAAAAATGGGTAAATACAATTGCGAAAAGTGTGGAAAAGAGTTTAACCAAAAATCTCACTATACAACACACATTAATAAAAAAAATCCGTGTGTGGTTGAAAGTAAAATAAAAGAAATGATTGATAATGCTGTTAAAGAAAAATTAATTGAAATTAAAAAAACTTCACCAAATGATATAATTAACAATATTGAAGTTGTTTATGATAGTAAACTCGTTAAAGATGTATCTACTAAAAAAATACATATATCCAAACCGATTTTAAAGTGGGTTGGTGGAAAAACCCAAATAATAGATAAACTTATTACGGATTTTCCAGTTGAAATAAATAATTATCGTGAATCGTTTTTAGGAGGAGGTAGTGTTTTATTAACTTTATTATCTTATGTAAAAAGTGGGATTATAAAAATACATGGTAATATATTTGCGTATGATTTGAATGAACCATTAATTTATGTTTACAAAAACATTCAAACACATCATATTGAATTATATGATGTACTTCAAACTATTATTACGGATTTCAACGAATGTGGAAATGGAGAAATAAATAGAACACCTACAAATATAGCAGAAGCCAAAATCGCAAAAGAAAATTACTATTATTGGATAAGAATCGAATATAACAAATTATGTTTAAATGATAAAAAAGGCATACTAGGTTCGGCTATGTTTATATTCTTAAATAAAACTTGTTTTAGAGGTGTATTTAGGGTAGGACCCAAAGGATTTAATGTTCCATATGGACACTATAACAATCCAGAAATTATAAATAAAGAACATTTAGAAGAAATAAATAATTTAATACAAAACGTAGTATTTGAATGTTGTGATTTTAATACATCACTAACAATTGTTGAACCCAACGATTTTGTATATCTTGACCCTCCGTATGCTCCCGAAACAGATACTTCATTTGTAGGGTATACTGAAAATGGGTTTAACATAGAAAACCATAACAAATTATTTAAATTGATACATAATTTAACAGAAACAAATAAAAAAATAATGTTAAGTAATGCTGATGTGAGTTTAGTACGTGAAAACTTTACAAATGAAAAATATAACTTATTATCAATTTTATGTAAAAGAGCAATTAATTCTAAAAATCCAGAAGCAAAGGCAAAAGAAGTTATTATAAAGAATTATTAATAAATTTTTGACATTACTGGTGATACTAAATCACTGAACTTTACATATTCAATACCCCACGAACCTGCCATATTCAACACATCTTGTGTTTTTTTTGTTATATTTTCGCCAAAATACTTTGTCTTACCATTTATTAGTTCTTCTTCTTGATAGGACAA